TCCTTGGTTTCCTTGGATACCTGTAGTTCCTTGGTTTCCTTGGATACCTGTAGTTCCTTGGTTTCCTTGAATACCTTGAGTTCCTTGGTTTCCTTGAATACCTGTAGTTCCTTGTGGTCCTTGGACACCTTGACCAGCAAATTGACCATGAAGACCTTGGAGACCTTGAACTCCTTGAGTTCCTTGATTACCCTGAATTCCATAATGTCCTTGAATTCCCTGCAATCCTTTAATACCTTGTATTCCATCAAATCCTTGAATACCATCAAACCCCTGAATTCCATCCACTCCATCTGTTCCAGAAATTCCTTGTAATCCTATAATACCTTGAATTCCAAGTGTACCTTGGGAACCTTGTATTCCCAAAACTAATAATTCATAACTAACAAATTCTAAAATATCTCCCGCACTAGTACCAGAAGATAAAATTACACTAGTGCCATTAGTAGCAGTATATTCACTGGAATCTAATTTAATACCATTTAAGAAAACATCGACGTAATTTGGAATATAATTTACATAGAAAATAGTTTCAAATTCTGTGGCTACAATTCTATTTGTTGTTCTAGTTGTAGTTGCTCCTTGAGTTCCTTGAATACCTTGACCAGCAAATAGACCATGAAGACCTTGTACCCCCTGAGGTCCTTGTATTCCTTGAACACCTTGAGGTCCTTGAATCCCTTGTCTACCCTGTACGCCCCTTTCTCCTTGAATACCCTGTATTCCTTGATTTCCTTGAATGCCTGTAGTTCCTTGAGGACCTTGAATACCTTGACCAGCAAATAAACCACTAAGACCTTGTGCTCCTTGAAGTCCTTGAGATCCTTGAATACCTTGATTACCTTGTATTCCATATGCACCTTGAGGTCCTTGAGCACCTTGCCCAGCGAATAACCCGCTAAGACCTTGTGAACCTTGACCTCCTTGTATACCATATGTACCTTGAGGTCCTTGAGCACCTTGCCCAGCAAATAGGCCACTAATACCCTGCAAACCTTGAATTCCTTGTACTCCTTGGGTGCCACTAAGTCCCTGAATACCTCTTTCTCCTATATCCCCAGTTCTAGCAAATGTAATAATTATATCAGCATCATTCGACAATGAAGTTTGTCCAGAAACATAATTTATTGGTACTGAAAAATAATTTAAGTCTGAATAATAAGTGTGATAATCTGTTATAGTAAATAATATTTTATTATTAATATTTGACTTATCAGTAATAATAAAATGTCCTTTTATAGAAGAAGTTGAATCATCAATTGTTTGTAGATAATTAAAAATATCTACTGAGTAATCATCAAATTTATTAATATATAATCTTGTAGCAGAAGATAAATTGGTATTATTTAATTGTAATTTTCCAACACCTGGGTCAGAATTTGTAAGTATAGATGAAAAAGTATAATCAAATGAAGCTCCACCAAAACCACCAGTTAAACCTTGCAATCCTTGCAGACCTATAATACCTTGTGGTCCTTGAATACCTTGACCAGCAAATAAACCATCAAGACCTTGTACCCCCTGAGTTCCTTGTCTTCCTTGAAGACCCTGAATTCCTAAAAATCCTTGTAATCCTCTAGTTCCTTGAACTCCCTGTATACCTCTTTCAGCAAAATCAACTATATTAAATTCACCTGCTGATTGTAAATAAAATTCAGAAACAAAATAAATTGTTGATGGGGCATCATTAGGAATTTTATAAGTAATTATTCCTTGTTCTATGCCATTATTTGTTACACCATCAGCTTCTGTTAATGCTTGTTCTATTCCAGTTACTGGAGAATATTTTAACCAAAATGGATTATCAATAGAAATTACATTAAATTTGTAAGTTGATCCTTTAGCTAATCTTATTGGATTGCCAGCACCAACAAGAGATGTCATCCCATTTATGGAAAATGTGTCAGTTCCTATATCTACAACATTCCAATTAATTTCAAATGCAGGACCTGTATTACCTTGAATACCTTGTGGTCCCTGTGGTCCTTGTAATCCCTGAATACCTTGACCAGCAAATAAACCATCAAGACCTTGTACCCCTTGAGGTCCTTGTCTTCCTTGAACACCTTGAGGTCCTTGAATACCTTGACCAGCAAATAAACCACTAAGACCTTGTGCTCCTTGAAGTCCTTGAGGTCCTTGAATACCTTGATTACCCTGAGTTCCTTGTCTTCCTTGGATGCCTTGGATACCTTGTATTCCCTGCTGTCCTTGAATACCTTGAGATCCTTGAGGACCTTGAATACCTTGACCAGCAAATAATCCACTAAGACCTTGTATTCCAGTCGTACCCTGAAATCCTTGAATACCCTGAATACCCTGAATACCTTGTGATCCAAAATTACCCTGAATACCTAAATTACCTTGAATACCTATAATTCCCTGAGGTCCTTGAATACCTTGTGCAGCAAATAATCCATCAAGACCTTGTACACCTTGAGGCCCTTGTCTTCCTTGTGGTCCTTGTGGTCCTTGAATACCTTGACCAGCAAATAAACCAGCAATACCTTGTAAACCTCTAGATCCTTGTGGACCAGTGGCACCTTGAGGACCTACTATTTGTCCAAGATCATCCCAAAAAACACCATTCCAAATATATAAATTGCCAATCGATCTAACAATAAAAGCATCTCCTATATCTCCAGTATAAGCATCTGGATATCCTGGCAAATCAGTAACAGCTTCAACTGAAGCTAATATTCTTATACCTGTTCCATCTTGTCCTGTAATTCCTTGTATTCCCTGTTCTCCAATAATACCTTGTATACCTTGAAGACCTTCACCTGTGAATCCTTGAATTCCATAAAAACCTTGAACACCACCTAATCCTTGAATTCCTTGAATTCCTTGGATACCTTGAGTTCCTTGGAATCCGAGATCACCTTGAATACCATAAAAACCTTGAATACCTATAAATCCTTGCAATCCTTGAATACCTTGTCTTCCTTGGATTCCTTGGTTACCTTGAATACCATCATTTCCTTGAATACCTTGCTGACCTCTTATACCTTGAGTTCCCTGTGGTCCTTGATATCCTTGTGCCCCTTGTATTCCTTTTTCTCCCTGAACTCCCTGAACTCCTTGAAGACCTTGTATACCTTGTGCTCCTTGTGGTCCAATTTCTCCAAGATCATTAATTTCTATTGTACCAGCCATTGTAGAATGGTTTTGGCAATTATAATATAAAATATCTGGAGCATCATCTGGAACTTCAAATATAATAAGTCCAGAATCTATTCCATTATTTGTTATTCCTTGCGAATAAACATTGTCAACCCCAGTTGTTTTTGTGGTTTTGATCCAAAATGGATGACCAGATACGTCAACATTTATAAAATAAGTTATACCTCTAGCTAATATTAATTTTGGATTAAGAGTAGCTGAATTATCAATCAAATATCCAGATACACCATAATTAGTAATATTATGACTAATGCTTCCGATTATACCTCTGTTTCCTTGAATACCTTGAATACCTTGAAAACCTTGTATTCCTGTATTACCTTGTATACCAGTTAAACCAGTAATTCCTTGTGGTCCTGTATCTCCAGTAAAACCTCTAGAACCTTGAATACCAAGATTTCCTTGAATACCTAGAATACCTTGAATACCTTGAGATCCTTGAATGCCCTGAATTCCTTGATTTCCTTGTATTCCTCTTTCTCCTTGCAATCCTTGTGTACCTTGTATTCCTTGAGTACCTTGAATACCATAAAATCCTTGAACACCAGTATTTCCTTGTGCGCCTTGTGTTCCTGTATTACCAGTAAAACCTCTTAATCCTTGAGTACCTTGATTACCTTGAATACCAGTGGTTCCTTGTGGTCCTTGTACCCCCTGAATACCTTGATTTCCTAATGGTCCTTGAATACCAACATTGCCTTGAATACCTGTAATTCCTTGTGGTCCTCTATCACCGATATCTCCAGTTCTTGCAAATGTTATTAATATATCTAAATTATTTTGAAATGAGGTTTCACCAGACAAATAAGCTATGGGAACTGCAAAATAATTATCTACATCATCATAAGAAATATTATTTACTATAGAAAATATAGAAAATATTGAAGGATTTTGTTTACTTCTTATTGTAAAATGTCCCTTTATGGATGAGGTAGAATCATCAATAGTTTGTAAAAATGAAGAAATAGAATCTAAATCATCATCTTTTCCACTTATATAAAGTATAGAACTAGAATTAAAATTAATATTATTTAATTTTAATATTCCGTTTCCTGGATTTGTATTTTCTGTATTTGTTGAAAATGTATAGTCAAATGTAGCACCACCAAAACTACCAGTGGCTCCTTGAATTCCATAAAAACCTTGTATACCAGTTTCACCTTGAATACCTTGAGTTCCTTGGATACCTTGAGTGCCTTGAGTACCCTGAGTTCCTTGTCTTCCTTGTATACCCTGAATTCCTTGTATACCTTGGATTCCTTGGTTACCTTGTGTGCCCTGAGATCCCTGGATTCCTTGAATACCCTGTCTTCCTTGAATACCTTGAGTTCCTTGATTGCCATAAAAACCTTGTATTCCTTTTTCTCCTTGAATTCCTTGGATACCTTGAGTTCCTTGTCTTCCTTGAATACCTTGAATGCCTTGAATTCCTTGGGTTCCTTGAATACCTTGAGATCCTTGTCTTCCTTGAACACCTTGAGGTCCTTGAATCCCTTGGGTTCCTTGAATACCTTGAGTTCCTTGGTTTCCTTGAATGCCCTGAGTTCCTTGAGATCCTTGGATACCTTGAGTTCCTTGAAGTCCTTGAAGTCCTTCTAATCCTTGTACTCCTTGAAGTCCTTCTAATCCTTGAGATCCTTGAGGTCCTTGAATACCTTGACCAGCAAATAAACCACTAAGACCTTGTGCTCCTCGAAGTCCTTGAGGTCCTTGAATACCTTGATTACCCTGAGTTCCTTGTCTTCCTTGGATGCCTTGGGTTCCTTGATTACCTTGTGCGCCAGGATTTCCTACTAATCCGCGTTGACCTTGAGCACCATCTGTTCCCTGAAGACCTACGGCTCCTTTTGTTCCTTGAGATCCAAAAATACCTTGGGTTCCATTATCTCCCTTTACTCCTTTTTCGCCTTGAATACCTTGAGTTCCTTGATTGCCATAAAAACCTTGCAATCCCCTTTCACCTTGAATACCTTGAATTCCTAAATTACCTTTTGCACCTTGAATACCTTGCGAGCCATCAAATCCTTGAGAACCCTGAATTCCTTGAACTCCAGTATTTCCAACAAATCCTCTTGGTCCTTGAATACCTAAAGATCCAGGAGTACCAGAAATTCCTTGTGTTCCTTGAGAACCAATAATTCCAGCACTTCCTTGGACACCCTTTTCTCCAACAGATCCTTGAATACCTAAATTACCTTGTATTCCTATTGTTCCTTGGGAACCTTGTGTTCCAGATCCAGTAGAACCTTGTACTCCATATGATCCCTGGGATCCAATAGTTCCTTGATTACCTTGAATGCCTTGAAGTCCTTTTTCACCTTGAACACCTTGAGATCCTTTAAATCCTTGAGTTCCAAAATCTCCTTGTATTCCTTGCGATCCTTGACTGCCTATACCTCTACTACCTTGAATACCTTGGGTTCCTTGGCTTCCCAATAAACCACTTGGTCCCCTAATACCCTGAATACCTTGAGATCCTGGTTCTCCAACTAATCCTTTTATACCTTGTATTCCCTGCGAACCAATAGAGCCAACTAAACCTCTAAAACCTTGAATTCCAATTTCTCCTTGAATTCCAATTTGTCCCTCTGGTCCTTGAATACCATATGGACCTTGAATTCCAAGTATACCTTGAGAACCTTGTGCTCCAGATCCAGTAGAACCTTGTAAACCAAGTAATCCTTGAGACCCCTGAGAACCATAAATTCCTTGAGATCCTTGAGAACCAGTTTCTCCTTTGAATCCAGTTGAACCTTTTTCTCCCTGAATACCTTGAGTTCCTTGATTGCCAGTAAGTCCTCTAGTTCCTTGAAGACCTTGTTCTCCCTGTGATCCTCTAATTCCTTGCGATCCTTGTGAACCAGTAATACCTTGCAATCCTTGTACGCCAGGATTACCAACAAGACCTCGTTGACCTTGAATACCATCTAAACCTTGAATACCTGTTGTTCCACGTATTCCTTGCGCTCCAATTTCTCCTTGAATTCCTTGACTTCCGACAGATCCTCTTAAACCTTGAGAACCTTGAATACCTTGATTTCCGATTAAACCAGTTAAACCTTGTAAGCCATTTAATCCTTGAGAACCATTTAATCCTTGAATTCCTTGAGTTCCTTGAGTTCCTTGGGTGCCTTGAGTTCCTTGTAATACAGTGCCAGTTGTTGTTTCTCCAGTTCCAGCAACTGTAGCTCCATATTGAACATCTCCACCTGTAGACGTAGTTACTTGTCCAGGATCTGTGTTTACGGGAACTGTATATTCTGCCATTAGGATACTCCAGGAGAAACTTCTAATATTCCTTCAACAATTCTAGTTTTTGTTCCCCCCAATTCTTCTGAGGAAATAACTAAAATATCGTAAACATATCGTGCTAATTTTAATGCCGAAGTTTGAGAAGATGATAATTTTAATTCTACTTTACCATTAATAGCATCTAAAACATCAATAGTAAAACTAGTTCTATTTGTAGTAGAAAAATTATAACCAAAAACAGCTTCTACAGTGTAGTTGTTTAAATCTAATAATACAACACCATCTGTTAAGTTAAATATAGCAGAAAAATCTGCTCCTTGATCTACTTGTAAATTAACTCTAACGGCAGCCATACGCTGAAATCCCCCTTCTCATGTATTTATAAGAAGGGGAATATAAAAAATTATGTACTAATAGTATTTATTTCATTTGGTTCTTGTTTGTCTTCTAATAATTCTAATGTTTCTAATCCACCAATTAGTTTAAATTTATATTCTTTTGCTTTATCTAACTCATCTTCTAATTCAGCAATTTTTTCTTTTGTTTTTTGTAATTGATTAATAAAATCTTCTTTTATTTTAATAATATCCATAATTTTAAATTTAGTTATTAAACATATATTTTTCAACCTGATTAAATTTTTCCAAATCTACAGATTTCATTTTATCTATAATACTTGAATCAATCAATTCTGGATGCACCCACCAATCTTCAAAACTATACCAATCTGTTGGTCCTATATCATTTGCAATTAATACATAACCATTTGATTGTAAATATCTTCTTGATTTTTCTCTATACAATCTAGTAACGTCAGCTGAATAATCATGTTCATATGTTATAACAGAAAATTTATATTCATCTAATGGTAAAGAAATTAAAATTTCAAATGTAGATCTTGCTGGTTCGCAATCAAGTTGTAAATAATCGATTTTTTTATCGGAGTAATTTTCATCCAATAATTTTTTATAATTTATTTTTAATGCATCTGTACATAATATTTTATTTTTTCTTTGATTTTTGTGTTTATCCGCTAGTTCTTTTTTATACTCTATAGATAGTCCAGACCAATTATAATTTTTTTCTAATAAAGCAGTATTATTCCCCCAATATGGGTCACCGCCACCAATTTCCAAATAAGTTCCATTTTTCTTCCCATTTGTCATGGAAAGAACAAATATATCTTGATATACTTGTGAATGATTATTTTCTATAAATTCAGACTCATTGAATTTGAATTTTAAATTAGAATGTTTTTGTTTGTTATATTTAACAAAAGCAATTTCGGATGGACCAACTCCTAAATTTAATATATTATTTTCAACAATAATTTTATAAGATTCTTCCATTTCATCCCAATGGTTATTTACCAAATCTTGTAATAATTGTCTTGTTTCCATACCTTTACCCCACCAATATCCGCAAATAGCTTTTTGAAATATTAAAGTGTATTTTCCTGAATATTCTGGTATATCTAAATCTTTTGATAAATTAAAATCAGAACATTCCAAACCAATAGAAGCATAAGAATATGCTTGCATCCAATCTTCTTTTTCTTCGTAATATTTACTTAAAATAAAATATGCTTCTGGTCTTTTTGGTAATATACAAATAGCTTGATATAATAAACTTTTTGCTGTAATTTCTCTATTTTTTTGCTTATGATAACAATAAAATCCTCTAATTAAACATTTATATGAAAAATTAATATCATCAGTTCTTTCAGCTGCTCTCAAGTAATAAGTTAAAGCTGGTGCATAATGCGATTGACTTTCATACCAATATCCAAAATCAAAATTTACTTTTGGATTTTCTGTATCTGAAACAAAATTAAAAATTGGAGATTCAACCATATATAAATTCCTCAATTGTTTTTTCCGAAACTTTTAAAATATAAGCTGCATTATCTTGATACCCAAATGTAATCAAAAAATCATCATTTAATTTATCCATACCACAACAAAATTCAATTTCTCCATTCATAAATGAAAATAATTCCGAACACTTATCTATATTCCAATCTTTATCCCATACAACAAATCTATGCCTATATGTAGCATCTTTTCTTCCACATTCACTACGAAATAAATTAGTTTCGTGTATTAAACAAATATATTTGTCTTTCCATGAAATAACTTGTGAACTGCCTCGCCAGTCATTCATACCTGGAATATAATTTTTGTGTAAAATAGTTGTGCATGTACTATTATCCTTATCTACCTCCACAATTTCAGTTGGATTTGTCCATTTGACGAAATGATATGGATTATCTAATATTGGCATCCAATTTTTTTCGCAATATGAAGTATCATCTCCTGGAGCTGGAATGCGAACTCTTGATATCTCTTTTGCTTTAGAATTTTCAAAAATTATTTCAGACAATTCCATTCGACCCTGACCATTTGTTGTGGTATCTCTACGAACTCCACACAAATATAATGTATTATCCCATTTCATTAATCTGCCATCTTCTAGACCAACAAACTCCCACAATGGAGGTTGATCTAATAATGACGTATCTATAGTAGAATAATTTTTAACAGTTAAATCTTCATTCAGTTCACAAAGTATATTTGTTGTTTTTAATTTAACTTCATTTTCTGGATGAATATAAACTAGTGGACCCCATACATGTTCGTATTTTTTTATTTCTGAATGATATAAAGTATAGTTAATATTTCTTAAATTGACATATATTTTATCATCAATAACTAAAACAGAAGGATTAGTTAATGCTGGACCTGATAAATCTACGTGTGGTATTACAAGCGGAGCAATAGTAGCACCTTTTTCGGCTACAAATTTTACAAAACATTCCATAAAAAATTAATATTTTTCAGTTAATAATTTCAACAACGATTTTATTTCATGTAATTCGTTCTTCAAATTATTTATATCATCAACCATATCATGTATTTTAGTAGAAATTGGATTATTTTGTTTAATTTCTTTATTGATTATAGCTCCTGTACTAGCGTCTCTATACAAATTTTCGTGACCTTCTACTTTCAAATAAGGCATAATCAGTAAGAAGCAATAGCTCTAATATCTTGAATTTTTGGAACATATACAGGATCTTGTGATAACATAACAATTTTTATAGCAAACGAAGAAAACTGTTCTAAATTAGATACGCTATATTTTATTTCTTTATAAAAATCTTGTTTTTCAAATTCTCCTGATAAGAAATTAGATTGAACAAAACTAACAGTTTCATTAGGACTTCCATCCATATTAAAATAATTCCAGCCATTGTCACTGAAATTTGATTGAGATGAAATAATTTTATATTTGTACATAACTTTGATATTTGAAATATCCCTAGCATTTACTGTTAATCTCACATCTATAGCCGTACCAGGATTATTAATTGTAACTTCTTTTGTTACATATTTTGATATTCCTGATGTATTTTTAGAAGAAGTTTCATCCGAATAATCAATGCCAGTTGAATAATCTATAGAACTAATTTCAGCATATCTTTCATGTCCAGTAATTATGCCATCATAATAAAGAAAATCTCCAACTCTAAAAATATCTGGTGGTTGATTATTTGTTTCGGAATACCTAGCATATACACTGCCAGAAATAGATGCATTTGTATAATTATTATTAATTGGAGCTTTATTTGAAGAAATAATTAATTGTTGATTATTTGAATCCCAATATTCTATTTTACCATCAATTTTGTTATCATATTTTTCAGTCAAATCAGAAGGATTGAAAGCAACTACAAATTCTCCTGGAGTAAAATTAAATGGTTGTTTAATTATGCCATCTGGTAATATGCTTACATTAGACAATGATTGTTCTGAAAATGTTAGATATTCATTTTGAATGAAATTAGATGTTGAAGTAACTTTTACTATCATTGTATTTGGATTTGATGTATAACCCAATACTTTTCCTTTCGCCCCAGTCACAGACCCTTGGACATTTTGATTGATTGTAATTGCTGTTGTGCTATTCCCTGTAATTTTTATACTGTATACTGGATAAAAATTTAATATTTGATTTCTTCTTCCATATCTATTTTCATATCCTGTAGTGTTTTCTACTCTATTTGAAGATAGTTTTATGGATGCCGTTCTTAAATCTAATAGTGGAGATAAATACGACTTATCAGACTTTAAATCTAATTTATATACCAAAGAATTTTCATTATTATTTAATAGTTGATTAATTCTAGAACAAATTACTTTTTGATTTGTGAAATAATGTTGTTTATTTAAAAATGTTTTTTGATATTCAAAATCTTGCGAATATGAAATATAATTTTGTGTTTTAGAATCTACTGGCACTATATTAGTTGTTTTAATATAACTATCAATCGTAGTATTTGCTGGTTGTATGTAATTTATTTGAGAAAATATTGTTTCGTATTTTTTATTGTGTGAAGCATATACATTATGCCCACCACCAAAAGAATTTGCGTTTGCTCTTGTTGGTCCTATTATATTATAACTGTCTAAACCAACGTTTAAAATTTCAAATAATGATGAATTCATAACTGTAGAAGTAAATCCACCAACATCTTGTATACCTTTGAAAAATACATAAGATTTTCCATTATCTTCAAAACCATTATCTCTATGGTATATTTTTATAATACTGTTATTATTTTTAAATAACAATGATGTGGCATCACTATTTGATAATGAATATGTTTCAACAGGATTAGTGCGTAATTTTTCATAACCAATATTTTGATTAGTTAGTAATACATAAGACTGTTTATTAATATCAAATTCTGCTCTATATAATGTAAATTTAATATCTTCGAGTAAATCTTCTGTCCAAATATCAGTGTTTTGAGATTTGTAAACCGAACCTAAAGAAGGGTTTGGATTTGTGGACTGTCCATCTACAGAAGAAATTTCTGCTAAAGAAGATGCCCATAAAGAATACTCATTACTATCTGTTTCTATTGCTAATGAATATTCTGATTCATTTTGTAAATATACTGGATATTCAAAATTAAATCTTGTTGGAATACTTCCCTTCTGCAAATCAGTTGAAATTCCCATCCTAACTGATGGAGTATCTATTTCAATTTTAGATTCAAGTACAGCTCCAGATGCGCCAGATCCAGATCCTTTCACAACAATAGCTGGAGGTTCTGTATATCCACTACCAAAAGTACTTAATTCTGCGTTATATATTTTTCCATTAGATACATTTATTGAAGCAGACGCAGTAGATCCTCCTGGTAATTGTGGGCTTTCTATTGTAACAAAAGCAGTTGTATAATTAATACCAGAATTTTTGATTTTAATATCGACAAGTTTTCCAGAAGATTTTGGTATAAGTATAGTAGAATTTTTATTATTTGAATTGTTGTAATTAGTCAAATAATTTGTTTTTATGTATTCATTTTCTAAGAATGTTATACCAAATTCTTGTGATAGAGAACCTTCAATTTCGTCTAATACTAAAGTATATACTTGATTATTTGATAATGAAACTAAATTTTCTGTATTTGGCAATAATTCTATATTATTTTTATCTAAAATTGAAATAATTTTTCCTTTGACTCCACTATTAGAACCTTCCGCAATTTCGCCAATTTTAATATTTAATGATTCATTTACCAATATTTTGATTAAAGTATTTGGTATTAAAGAGCATTCTGAACCAGGAACAATATATTTTCCTGGTTTGTTTAAATCCATGTTAGACAGATATACTCTTATTGGTAACGTGGAACTTTTTTTAGCAAAATATAAATCAATACCAGTTACAAAAACTCCTCCCTCGAAATTTTGAACTTTAAAAGTTTGACATAAAGGATTTGGTTTTTCTTTATTTTGATATTTAGAGTCTACTATTTGAATTCCTTCGTTCGCTTTAAAATAAGCTGGTACAGTAGAAATTATAGTTGAAGGATTTTCTGGTAAATTTCCAGTAGCATAATATTTTGTTTCTGCATATGTATCAACTTTATTTTTATCTACATTTAAATCGCTGGAAGTAAATAATATTGTTTTTATACCTGTGGTGAAATATTCTTCAGTAGCTGATTGGTCATAATTTACAAATTCTACAGAACCTGTCCATGATGAACCGATAACTGGTGGCTTTCCTTCTGGTATTAGCAATAAACCACTGAGATTTCCGTTTTGATCTGTAATTAAATCAGATCCAAAAGAACTCAAAGAATTTCCTGGTATTCCAGTAAAAGTAGAATCTGGATTTGCCCATCTGGATATGTTTTTACCATCCATAAAAACATATATTTTAGTTTTTGGCTTCAATCTAGTAATAGAAAATTTTACTGGTATAGATCTAATAAAATATTGTATTGATGATACTACAGAATTTCCATTATTTGTAGTTGTCGAAACTCCCTTAGCAGTTTCATTATTTTGTGGACTTATGTTAGATGAACTATTAGTAGAAGCTAAAGTTACTGTAGAATATATTTCTTGTGAATTTATATTGGATAATGAATTTAAATTATAAAAAGGACGATTTACTCCAATCCAATTAATTAAGAAGGAATTATAGAAAGATGCAAATTTATCTTTAATATTTCTTGGTGATAAAAATATAGAAAATAAATTTGTATTATTGTCTACTAATAAAGGAACTACATTTTTACTATACCATCTATCTGCTGGAGGATTTAAACTAACATCCCCAACATTTTGAACAGCAGTAAAATTATTTGGGTTGATAGTTTTTGTTGAATATATATTTTCTATTAATTTTATATTTGTATATGGTAAAGTAATGATATTATTATTTTTTACATAATTTGCATTTGTTCTTTCATCTTGTCTTGTAAAAACTTCTACTAAATTATAAGAATTTTCTGATACTTGAGGTCTCAATACAGATTGTTGTGTATCTACAGAACATAAGTAATCATTTGAAGATATATCTCCCACGTAATGAGTTTCAAAATTATCTACTATAAAACCTGATTTAGATCTCTCTAAACCAATATCATCTTTTATTTGAGTATTTAATGCTTGTTGTTCTAAAATACTTAATGTAGTATAATATTCTAAACGCTCAACTCTTTTTTCAAGTTTGCCTATATCATTCATAGTATATCTACGATTATCAACAGGAACAATTCTCACATCTTTACTTGAATAAGTAAACGCTGGAATATGAATATTACATATTCTTATAGAGTCGTCGATAGAATCAGGAATTGCTGGATTTAAAGCTGAGTTCCCTTTTTTGATAATAAAATTGCCAGTTTTATTCAAAAAGATACTATCTATTCTATCTAAATATTGAGATTTACTAAATGAAACCGTATATTCTAAATTATTATCTGTTGCAGGGGGTGGAGAAAAAGATCCGCCTTCGCCTGAAAAACTTACATAATTCGGAACGCCGATGAATGTTTGATTTTGAAATCCTGTTATTAATGTTGATGAATCTACTTTTGGTCTGAAATCTATAATGTCTCTTAAATTTACACTACCGTAAACAGAAGAATTGAAATATGGAATTTCGGTTTCATCGACACCTGATTCGTGGGTATATGAATCTACAGTACAATAATCACCTTGAGAATGATCAAAATAATCAAATCCTATTACAAGTTGACCTGAAGGTGGATTATATCCTGCTTTTAATACAATTCTTGATACATCGTATAAAGTATCTCTTTGACCATCATCAAATGTAAAATAATCTGTTAAATCTATACCAGAAATTAAATTTCCAAAAGCATCTACTACAGGAGGAGAAGATAAAGATCCTTCATATATGTAATATATTTTATATACATCGGAATATGATAAAATATTTACATCTTCAGAATCGTAATCTTGACCTCTAAGTGGAATTATTCTATCGCCACTAGATTTCACAACAATTCTTTTATTTTTTACAGATGTTTTTAATTTAGGTTTTCCGTTTGATACTTCTAATGTAGCACTTAATTTTAATTTTGGAAAATTAGTTGAAATATTACCAAAAAATCCACTAGGTAAATTTAAAGTAAAACTTCCTGTAGTTATTCGATTTGAACTAGTGGTTGGTTGTTGCTGTTGAATATATTTCGAATCTATATATAAAATATCTCCTGTAGAAACTAATGGAGAATCTCCTCCATTTAAAACTGATACTAAAAATGTATCTTTAGAAAAAGTTGTAAAACGCTGTGTACCATAATCTAATTGAGCAGAAAATGTTATAAAACTTCCATTAGAAGCTCCTGTAGTAACAAAATCTTTTCTTATTAAATATTTAAATTTAGAATCTTCTGTAGATTTTGATAAAGTTTTTACACCAGTAGAACCACATGGATAAATTAAAGAAGAAGATGCTGTATTTGATATTTTAGATCTAACTCTTAATACAGTAGAATTTACGACATTTTTTTGTAGAGAATTGTCCAAATAAATTCTTGATTTTTTGGTTCCTTCTGGTTGTGTTGCATATTGAACAATACTTTTTAATGTATTTGCATCTTCATCTGTGTATATAATTATATCACCTTGTACTAAATTTATTGATGCATCTCCAGTAAAACTTTCACATTCTAAATATTTATTACCAACAAATCCAGAAAAGCTTGAATTTGCTACTTGCAATAGATCACAATATTGATTTTTTTCGGTTTCTATATCTGCAGAAAATTTATTAACATTTCCAGATCCATATTCACAGTAAAAAGATTTTACATTTTCTGGCGTATAATTTAAAACTGTATTTTTATTTAAAATTGGAATAATTTTACATTCAACGCCAATATTTCCTACTGTTGTGGCAGAAATAACTGGAGGTTGTTTGTATACGGTATTTACAGAATCTTTATCTAATATTTTAGCTGAATATATTCCAGAACCGTCTAAATCTAGTTTTATTTGCGAATTGTCGTATTTTATGCCATCAACCACAATTTGTGGCAGTACATAACCAGTTCCTCTAGTAACAACTACAAAATGAGATAATGTATTTTCTTCTGCTATCTTAACAGAATTTCCTGATTCATCAAATATAGTTTCTCCTGGCAAGAAAGAACCATATAAAGTTTTTACAAATAATAAATTATTACTTGAATAAGAATTTGAAGTATCTCCTTCTATAACTCCATAAGCATTACTTTTTCCGCCAAATATATATTGACCAATACCAAATTTAGTAGTATCTGCTGGTTTAGTATCATTTAGTGTTAATCTAGTAAAAAATACTGGATTGAAGTATGATAAATTAAAGGTACTATTATAAACTCCACTACTTATTTGAGTTACTACTGCAGTGGCATTATTATCTCCGCCAGGAATAAGAATAACTTCCCCTTCTTTATAATTTTGACCAGCATCTGTTGGTATAACGTCAACAACATTTCCATTAAAAGTTACTATTTTTACTTTTAATCCCGTTCCAATAGTGGTTTGTGTGGTAGAAATATATTGAGGAGAAATATTTGATGAATTTGTATATGCTGTACCAGAATTTAAAATACGTAATTTAAGTACTCCATCTTTTCTTGAAGAAGTTCGTCCTTTCGAAATAACTATATCCGTATTTTCATTAAATCCACTGCCAATTTCTTGTAATGTTAAATTATTTGGTTTGGCAATACCAATAATTGGAGTTATAGTTTCGTTATAATCTACTACTTTTCCTAGTATATCTTGAGTATTGTTTGTAAATGCCCCTGTTGATGAGAAAAATATTTGTCTTAATTTACCATTACTATCAGCATCATATTCTTTTAAATAATTGTCTAAAATTTCTTTTTTTCCTATTACAGTAAGTTCTAACAATGGAATATCAGTACTGTATTCTTTTCTCAATACTTTAGAAAAAGAAATTAATGAAAATGATTCAACAACAGAAGGCGTAGAACCTTGTCTTGATATAATTATCCAAAGTTTTTGTAATTTATCTTTAAAATTATTTACATTAAAATATCCTATTGGATACTCTGTGTTAGTAACTTCTATATAAATTGTTTTTATTCCATCATCAGGTGTATACTTTAGTCCTCTCCTATCAAGAGTTGATTTGAATGATGTTTCATTTCCTATAGAATTTGTTCCTATACTACCATCACCAAATACATTATAAAAGTATAAAGTTGGATACGAAGTTAAATCTGAACCTCCGCCACTTAGGGGGATGGATCCATAAACATTTGTAATTTTAAAATCTGTTAATCCAGAAGATTTTATAGTTACATTATCCGTCTCAATATAATCTCTTGCTTTGTCTATATTTAAATATTTTATTTCATTATTTACGATTTCGTAACCTTTTACGTATGCTTTACCAGATCCAATAGAAGCTACTAGTAGACTGTCTGCTTTACTTTCTTCTATTCCATTTACTAATCCATCAACATCTTTGACATACATGCCAAAATTATTATTTTTGTGATAAAATTCTCTAACATCCAATTTAAAAGGATTTACTACATAATCACCAGATTCATCATATGTTCTTCTAGCTAAAGTATCTTCTAAAAGGCTATAATCTGTAGGTTTTATTAATTTTTGAATTTCTCCATTTTTGACAGTCAATAATTGAATAAAGTTTGAATTCAATATAGAATTATAATCAAAAGATTTTAATATTAAATCAATTTTTAATCTATGTGCGCCAGGTGAAGAATAATTAGAGAATCCTCTAGCATTGTCATATAAAGAACTATCTTGATCTGGAGTTATTATAGACTCTAAAATTTCAAATCCAACTTTAACAGATGGTTTATCATAATATTTGTCTATAATAATTAATTGTTCTTTGTTATTTACAAAAGTACCATTTACAAAGTAAACACCATTTTGAACTTTCACTCCAGATGCATAACCTAAAGCTGGACTGTCAATAAATGATATTTTTTTTGTATCTGGATCTACTATTTGTATTGATGTTGGTAAAGCACTGCCATCAGTGCCAACTACAAGCAATGGAGTATTTACGCCATCAACTACAAAAAGTGTTTCTCCTTGCCTAAATGTTTTTTCTGTTCCAGAATTTCCGCTATTAGTATATGTTACATATAAAATATCAGATTCAGTTTCAGCTCCATACAAAGATTCTTCAACTATTGCAACTACCCCAGAATTAATACCCTCTAACTTTTGACCAATAAGTTGCTTAATATCATATTTTTTGTATGTTATAACATTATTTTCGTTTACAGCCACTTCAGAAACAGAAGATAATTTTACATAATTTAATTTTGTAATTAAATTAACTTCACCTGGGATTACGAGATCACCTTGTTTAAATTGAAATTTGCCGTAATTTTCAATTTGATTTTGCAATATTGATTGCAAATTATTCAATTCTCTCGCTTGAATTGAATACCCTGGTCTAAATAATACTCTGTAGAAATTTTTATCTACAGAAAAATCATCGTTATATGGGGGTACATTGAGGTTTGTTTTTTGTGGCATTTTACAACTCTAGAGGGTGTATTATCAGAATTCTATTACTAATTTAATATCTTCTATTTGATCATTAGATCTAACAATTTTTTTTCTATTCTCTATGTATATGATATCTCCAGAGTTTCTTTTAATCTCTGGAGAAGCTAAACCACCAGTAAATGTGCAACCTAATAATACAGTATTGTTGGCAAGTCCTGTGTTTACAACACCAGAAGCTGATGCGCTACTAACTGCGTTAGCACTTGACTCAAATGATCTTACCTTTCCTTCAAAAGAATGTTCCGAAGGAATTTGAATATATTTTAATACTCCTGATGTTGTGCTACCAGAATCTAAAACCCAAGACACAACTCTTCCGTATGCTTTTTTAGAACCAGTGACTGTTTGTTCGATAATTTCGTCTACTTGATAATTTGCTGTTGCGTTGTTAATTTTTAAAGCATACAACCCGTTTAAAGTTGATGCGGTTGCAACTGCAGTGGACCCATTTACAACAGGATCTTTGATTATACCAATTCTTCTAAAATCATTATCTACTGGGAAATCTTTAGTAGTTTCTCCACCAGCAGTACCTTCTGTTGAAGTTAATCTCACGTTAATCATAATTCTTTTTCCATTCAATTCTTTCTCTGGGTTTGAACCATGACCTCCTTCGGGAGAAATAATAGGTTCTACAAAAGCTTTTGCTCCAGATGGAACTGTAGTGCTTGTGCTAAATACAGGATTATTTGGATCTGTTATATTTACATTACTCCACAAACCAATTGCTGAAGATCCACTACCAGATCCAGTTACCAACGAAACAGTTCCATAAGTGTAGTTTTTACCTGGATTGTGAATAACTGCTTTTGTTAGTACTCCACCAGAAAAAGTTAATTTAACTACACCAGCAGTGCCATCTCCAATAATAGGTGCATATTTATCACCATCAGAAGTAAATCCACTACCTCCATCGACAACTAAAGCAACATCAATTGCTCCGTCTACAGCAGCACTAACAACAGCAGATCTGGAAGCATTAGTGGCTTCTACAATCGGCATAAAATCAGTTGATAGGAATTTTAATACATCATCAGTAGGAATAGTGTACATATATTTCCAAACATATTCAGCAGTACCAGTTGGTTCTGTGTATATTTTTCTTGAACTATCATAACTTCCTTGTCCACCACCTGGAGTGGTAGTAGGTTCATTTGTAGCATTTTGTCCGTTTGGATTTGCTTGATTTTGACCATTATAAAGACATTTGAATACTTCGTAATTTGAATTTACTACGTAATATTTTGAATCATAAAACGAAGATGCTCCAGTAGCTGTAGATTTACCAATTTGATAGCCAGATGAAGATTGTAAATAATCAGGCTTCCACATATCAAATTTTGGATGAGCAATCAAATTCCAATTGTATCTTGTAATTACAGTTCTACAATATTTTGTTGTGATTCTTTTTGCTGCGATTAAATCACTATAAATATCATATTTTTCTTTTTGATTATCTGCAGGAATTACAGGAACATTTTCATCAGAAAATCTGTAAACACCAGTTAAAGCAGTTGCGCCTGTATCGGCAGAGCCATTAGATGCTTTTAAAATAGTACCTAGAGAAAAAGTTGCATTTCCAATTATATTATATAATACTAAACTATTTTCATTAACTTTTCTTACGTTAGCTTTAAAAGTTGCAGAATTCAAATTACTACCTACATATACTACATCAGAAGTAGTAAAAGCAGTTGAAGATTTGCTGTAAATTTCTAATGTAGTATCCCAATCTTGAGGTCTACCAATGAAAAAATACATTTTAGCTAATTCAGCTCCAGCTCCAGTAACAATAGCTGAATTTGCTTCGTTAATATAATCATCACCAAGAGAATTTAAAAATTGCTGAGCATTTAAAATTCTAAATTTATCTGAAATTATAGCAGCCATTTAAAGATCCCGTTTAAAATTCCTGTATTATTTATATTTATAACCTCTAACAAAATGTCCTTACGTACTCACCAGAATTGTGTGATTTTGGCTTGGAACCATCACATCCTCTAATTAAATTTGTAAATCTATCAAAATATTTTTTATTATAATTAATTATTTCTCCCCCAACAATAAGTGTTCCAGTATCTGGAAAATTGGTTGTATCTCCAACATATATTGTTGTTTCTGATTCATTCATAGGTAATTCTAAATATGTGCCAAAACAATGCAAAGATTGATTGTAAATTGGAGTTAAGTGATTGGATGATTCTGAAATTTTATGAAAATTTACTACAATAGATGATGATTTTAATGAATTTGATATATCAAAATTTAAATTACTCACGGTATAATTATAACTAGAACAAAATAAATTTTCGTATGTTTTTTGTGTATTTAAATTTGTACATTTATATGATTTATCAAAAAATATTTTTGTTTGTGGAACTAATCCACTAGAAAATCTAAAAATTAATAATTCTTTATTTTCTTTATTGAATCCATAATAACAAGAAGAAAAAGATTTTTTTATTGGCATTTTTTATTCCTCTGTAGTAAATGTAGTGGCTATCCTTATTGCTAATGTTTGATTTGAATATGTCGTTATTGATCCTGTATGTATTTTACAAGTAATTTTTCTAGGATTTTGTTTTTTTATAGAAAAATTCCTAGCAACTTTTACAATAGGATTATCTGTATAATTTTTGCCACCATTTATTAATATCACATCAAGAATTTGACCATCGTGAACTAAAACTTCTGCCTTACCTCCGCCTCCATTACCATCTACAGGAATAAATTGTAAAATAGGATTTGTATAATATTGATATGCAGTTGGTTGTAGTAAAATATCGTTTTCAAAAAATAATTCTAATTCTTTTCTATTCCATGTTAAATTTGTTATAGTCCCATTTGATATATTAGCAAAAACACTAAGTCCTTCGCCCTTTTGAATACCGTTATAATTAGTTGCTAATGCGGTTGTGAATATTTCAGAAGATGCATATTCGCCAGAAATGTTATTTTTTGGTTGGACATTATTAGAAATTGAAAGTATTTTTCTAAATTCATCTTCCCCGTCAATTTTTATCATATCTCCAGGATAAATTTTACAAATTCTTTTTAATTTTCTTCTTTCTTCGATTTCTTCTTTGTATGCTGTTCCATACAAAGATCTTCCAGTATAAGCACCATATTGCAAAATTTTATTTCCATCAGAATCTTTTTTGTAATCAAAAATTATACTATATGTTCCTGTGATTGTACTATCAGAACCATTTATATTTAATTTTATATTACTAGAATTATCAAAATTTTCTCGTATCAAATTTTTAGAATTTATGGCAGTTAATATGACATTATCACCAGATCCAGAAATATTTTTTAATTCACCATATAAATTATTTCCTTGATATACCAATACTTTATCGTAATCATTTAATCCATTATATAAGGCATTAACTGTGTTGTAAATATCAGAACCTTGTAATGTAATTAATATAGTATTATAATAAGTATCTGGTTCGAAATCATATAAAGTTAATGATTTTTCTAAATCTCTACCATATGGTAAAATAATTGAAACATCAGAATATATTTCTTCGCCTGATTCTGAAATGTAATAATTTAATGGTTCACTAAAAGTTATAGTTGCGCCAACTATTTCATATGATTTTTTATTATTTTGTAAAATCCCATCAACAAAAACCAGTGGATATTGAGAATTATCAATTTGAGTTACTTTGTCGGTTATTTCATTTGTAATTAAATATGGTCCAGATTTTTTATATGGAATTAAAGATTTATCTATAGTAAATCTCTCATAAGATGCTATACTATAAATAAAGCATTTTTCAAAAGTATTCACCCTACTATTAGAATTTTCGTATATATCACCATAAGATATTGGAGCACTACTGAATATAATTTTATCAGTAATATTAGAATCAGAATTTCTTTCGATATAATAAGAATTTTTAGATGGTTCGTTATAATATTTTTTTGCTTTTTGTAAAACACCATTTAAACAAACTATTAATTTTTCTTGAGGATCTGTTTTTACTATACTTCCATTTTCATAATATAAATCAAATTCATTTTGTATTCCATCAAAAGCAAATGATATATTTTTTATTTTTTTCAAGTATTTTGAATTTAAATTATTATCTTTAAATTTAAATGATTTGCAATAAAAATTTTGAGCAGGAATAATTTTATATTCGTTGTCATTTGCCCCAAATTTTTCTTTTCTTTCTCCTAATGGTGGTTCAGCAAATGTAATTTGATTGCCAGATATTTTAAAGGATTTTTTTGGTTCTTGTATAATACCATCAATACTTATCATTAATTGTTGTTCATTATATGGAGAAAATGCAAGTCTAGATTTTTTATCTAATAAAGTAAATGTTTTAGTTCCAACTAAATTTCCAGTTGATTCATCATATTTGCCATCAAATTTTGGAGAAAGAATTAATTCATTAGATAATGTTTCTGTATTGTTAAATGTATCAATAGAAATAGATCCAAATCCTTTTTCTATATTAATATCATCATAATTTAAAACTGTTTCTGTTATTGAAATTCTAGGAGTTTCAACAACTTTGACATTTTTAACAGCTGCATTTATAAATGTAATTGATTTAAACGGAGAAACGTTATTACCCATCCCAATTGTAGAATCATTTTCTATTGATAATTCTCCAAATACTTTAAATCCAGCTGGATGTGTACTATTTAAAATTATATCTTTCCACTCTTTTAGTTGAGATTTTGATTTTATAACATAAGAATAATCTTGGTAAAAATAAGAATCTGTTATATTTTGAGAAAAAGAATTTAGTATTCCTTTATCTGAATTATATTGACCATTGTTATCATAGTATGATTTTACAATAGGAGAAAAATTATTATTAATTATTTTTTTTATATTAGCTGTTTTATTATTTGTTCTGCCTTTTATAGGTAAATTTTCATCAAAAGTTCCTATAATATTTTTTAATTTTAATATATTACTACCATAACGCCAACCATCATCAGTTACAACTCCTGAACATATCTCTACTTCTTGTCCATTTATAATATCAGTTTGGAATATTTGTTCTCCCAAATAAAAAGAATCGTATTCAAAATTATATAAAAATAGAATAGTAGGCAATTTTAAATCATTAATTGTAGAATAATCATTAGTATATTCGTACCCGTTGTCAATAATATTAATATTTTTAGGAATTCCTATATTTGAAGAATCTAAAAATATTTTTACATTTGACTCTATGATTTTTAATACTGGTTTTTTTGTATAATTTTTTCCTTTATCAATTACTTTGATTTTTGTTATTTTTCCATAACTTGTAATGACTTCAAATTTAGCGCCAAAACCATCTCCTTCAACAAAAACAATTGGTTTTACATAATTACTGCCTTGATTTAAAATTAAAACTGAATTTATATTTTTTTCTATAGAATCATACACAACTTCAGCATTAGCTTCGTAATTTGATGCTATTTCTACACCTTTAACAATTGGAATTTTTGCATAATTATTGCCATAATTTGTAATAAAAACATCATTAATATTACCTATGGCTGAATTGGATGTAGTTGTATATGAAATTACACCAGAACCATCAAAAATTGGAAGTTTTGATAAAGAATATACAAATTTATCATTTGATTTGTATATAATTGTTTTTTGACCTTGCAATGGATCCAAAATTAAATTTAAATAACCATTTGATTTTATATTATTATTTTTATCGTAATAATAATATTTTGAATATTTTACAATATCAGATTTAACATATTGCAAATTGTTGTTTAAATAAGATTTTGTTACAAAACCTGTTTTTAATATGGAAAAAGACCCAGAAGATCCTGGCTCAATAGAATTCGAAAGCATTTCTACTGATATAATATTATTGTTAATACCAGGAGATATATCGAAATATGTATTAACTAAAGAGGAATGGCTGGTATCAAATTTATATTGATAATTATTTGTAATTTCAATGACAGGATCATTTATAAAATTGAGGGTATTATTTTTCGAAAATTCAAATTGATAATAAGGTGATTCTACGCTACTAATTGTGACTTTTTTTGCTGGTGTACTTGCATCATTAAACGTAGAAGATAATGTTATACTATTAGGATTGGAAACATTATAATCATAAAAACATATTAAATTATTATTATCAAATTTCGAAATATATGGATTATTTTGCGATACACCGATTGGTCTAGAATTTTGTGTAAATCTATATTTTGGATTATATAAATTGACAAAAGATGCATTATAATGATCTTTTATAACTGTATTGTTTGTTCCGCGAATAACAGTTAATGTTTTTGATGGTGAATCTACATTAGTGACTGTTAAAATTTCTTCATCAATTATAATATCATCATCTATGGAAATATTATTTACATTATTTACTTTTAATAATGTTTCTTCTTTTGAAAATCCAACATGATCCACTACAAATAATAATCTTTGTGTAGAAATGCTTCCTGGAAATCTATTTAATGACTCATCTGTTACCGTTAATATATCTCCTTTCTTATAACCAAATCCTTGAACAGAAATAGAATCAATTTTGGCAATACCTCTTCCACTACCATTAATATTATTTACTGTAATATTAGCTCTAGCATTATTAACATTTCCTATATTACCAACATTGGATCTTATTTTTGTGGTATCATTAAAAATTAATTCTACATCAAGATATTGACCTGTTTCATAATCAAATCCTCCATTTAAATATTGATACCTACTTATACCAGTATTATCAATTTGACAATTTATAGATGGAGGTGTTAATTTTATTTCTTGGTAATATTTTTTTCTTACATAATATGTGGTTTGTGTTGTTTGAGTATCTGGATTTATATCTATATCAACTAAATCACCAACAGATAAATTGTGAGGTTCTGTAGTAGATACAACAGCTATATTTTCATTTACATTTAATAATTCTATATCTTGACTTATGGATTCTATAGAAGATATGAAAATACCAGTACTATCATTTAATTTAGAACTTTTCAAATAATGTGTAGTAACTACTGAAAACTGACCAGTCAATACTTTTACTTTAATTGTGTTTTGAAAAGTTATTGAATTTAAAATAATTCCAGTGGCTATGGTAGATCCATCGTTATTAGTTAAATATAAAGTTTCTCCAGAACTAAATGTGCAATTATCTTTCGTAATAATTTTTATTACATTTGTGGAAGAAGATATTAGATCTGATGAATTGAATAATCCTTCGACATTACGTAATACAACAGTATTTGTATCAAAAACATTACCAACTATAGTTCCATTTGCATTGGTTGAATCCTGAGTAATAATATCTCCATCATAAAAATACACAGGTTTTTTTGTATTTAATAAAAATGCTTTTGTCTGAACTGATTCTATTGAAGATACTTGTTTTCCTTTAATAGATGAAACTATTGCCTGAGCACCTTCCCCGCCAGTATCACTATTGTCTATGATTAAAGAATTTCCTACATTAAAGCATTCAGTTGAATATTGAATATCTACTTTATCAACAGAACCAGAAAATATTTCATCGACTACTGCTTTTGATCCAATTCCGTTGATATTAGAAATATTTTTTACTCTTTTTATGTCTTTTGGTAAATTTTCTTGAGAAATATTTGTTGTGTAATTTAATTCTGTTGGGAGAGAATAATAATTTTCTCCCAAAATATAAGGAAAAACAGGAATATTTGTATTTGTAATAGTTATAAAATAAGCGTATACGCCACTAGGATATTCTGGTGTTACACAAAATCTTCCATTGTTTCTATCTAAAACAGTTTTTCCAGAATTTACTGATGATATCCATGTATAATCATCCGTAAACGATCCTAAAGGATATTCAGTAATTGAAGGACCAGAAGTTCTTGAATTATTTTGAGAATACCCACTGGATAATCTAACAATTTGTGATGAATTATTTAATGGATTCGAATAACCATAAGGACCATAAATTGGATTGCCGTCATATGCATAACCCAATATCGGGGAATGAGTTTTTATTGAAGTTTCTGATGATAAATTAGATTCTATGTTATCAGAAAGACTATAACGCAACTGTTTTGGATTTGCAACATATCCATAACCATAAGTTTTATTTGGCAAATTTACTGAATTAAAATCTTGGAATAGATATCCATTTGAAGAATCTAATTTTGTTGAATTTATGAAATATCTATTTTTGTGCCATTTTTTTATATCAACTTCTGCTTTTGCTTCTGTATTCCTAGCATCTTCTATCAATTCGACAGTAACATTACCTTTACTATAAAATTTACCTTCGTTAACTTGAACAAAATTTACTACTTGACCATAATTATTTAAAACTGCTTTATACTCGGCAAATTTTCCTTTCCCAGTTGAATCCAAAATTAATACTTTAGGCGGAGCTGAATAATATTCTCCCGCATTTATTACTTTAATACTAGTAATTTTATCTTTAGTAATTATAGCTTTTGCTTTAGCACCTCTCCCAGAAACTATCTCAACAGTAGGTATAAAAGAAAAAATTTCATCGGATGTAATTTCTATTTTTTCTACAACTCCTCCTGCTATGGTTGAAATAGCTTTATTTGGTTCTCCATTTATCAAAACATATGGTGGCTGAGTATAACCAGAACCACTAGCTATTATTTTAGAAGAAATAATTTTTCCATATGAAATATACTGATCATCTTTACAACCATACGCCAAAACTCCATTTACAAAAATACCAACATCTCTAGAAGGAGTTTTATATATTTCTGTTGTTGTTACTGGTGTTTTTTTGATTAATCTTAGTATTTTTTGTTCTGAAGGTGCAATCGATACTGCACTTGTTAAAATAGAATGTGATGGGATACCCGAAGAACAAATATAATAATATTCAAAATTTTCAAAAATTGCTGATGTATCTACTGTAAAATTTGATACTATTTGTTGTATTGTTGGATTACTGGGTACATTTGGGCTAGTATTATTGAATATCCATCTATTTGTATTTGTTTTTTTGTTGTAAATAATTGGGTCCTTGGATGTTATTCCAGATGTATTAAATTGTATTGCATCATTTTTTGAAGAATATAAAACATTATTAATATTATTGGAATTATAAAAAACACCAAATACAATAAATTTTACATCATTGAATACTATTTGTTCGGATAAACTATAAACATCAGAATCTACAGGTTGTAGTGCAGGATTTAATCTTGTTACTATTGACAACTGAGTAATATTTTTAACTGAATAATCAATAATTTCATTGCCAATTAATAAACTACCATTTTCATTCCACCCATAAGTTGAAATTACATTTATTCTATTTGTTTCTATATTAGATAATTGTTTTCTTAATTTAGTTTTGGACGCAATTTTGAATTCACCAACTATTGAATCTGGCGCTAAAACCAATTCATAAAAAGAATTGCCAGATATATTTCTTTGCAAAACATTATCAACTACAGCAGAAGAAATAATTCCATTTACATTTTGTGTAATATTTTGACCAATTAAATCAAAAGGATCTCCTGAAACTATTTTAACTCTAATTGAATTTGTGCTATTCCAATCTGACGTTGATAGTTTTAGTGTACTATCTTTTGGATAAAATACTTCAGGAATATTATCGGGAGTTTTTGCTATTATAGAATTAAAAATAAATTTAATTGATGATTCAGTTCCTTTTGACTGATAAAATTGCTTTATGTTTTTAATTAAAGATTTTTTATTTACCGTTTCATTTAAATATTTTTCTGGAAAATTTTGTAAATATTGGCTTTCAAAATGCTTGGCAATAGCATATAAAAACAAATTACTTAAATTATATACTTTTGCTCCAGAAAAATGAGAGGAAGAATTGGTAGTTATAAAAGTAGAGCTTTCATACAAATCTCCTAATTTTGTAGTACCACTAATACCTCTACTTACATTTAAAAATTGAGTAGTTGTTCTATTTTGATAAAAACAAATTTCGTCATCAATTTTTATGTATCCATTTTCTTCTGGAAATGATGTAGCATCTTCTACAGTAATGCTATCGGCAGAAGAGGAAAAATTAGAAGATACTGTGGTATACTTAGTAAATACACTACTATCATAAAAATCTATGTCACTATAGGTTATAATGTTATTAATTATATCTAATACATTTCCAGTAGATTCTAAATGTTGATAATATTTTTCTAAAAATTTAGAAAAATACTCATATTCAGAAGCAATAAAACTTGGTAACTGAGATTCAATTAAGGTTGAAATTTTTCTGTTAGTTCTATACATTTAATTTACTCTGGATATGCAGTAAAATTGCTATTTTGAATATCAACATCTAAATAAACATTTCTTGATGCAATAATATCATTAAATTTAGGTCTTACTCTTACTTGTATTTTATTATCTTCAAAAGATCCTTTAATAATTGTGAGATTATTTAATTTTATTTCGCCTTTCATATAATCTACTGTACCCACAAAATTATTTAATACTATTTTTTCGTTAAGTCCCGAATCTATTCTATATAGTACCATTTTACCATTACGATCTTCCAAATATGACGTATAACTTGGGTGCTCACTAACAACAAACCCAGTTGATGTTACGCTAGGTATATCACAATTTACATCAAATTCATTTTGAAAACACAATTCGTAATAAGTTGATGTATTTAATAATGGATAAAAATCTTTTCTTAATGTTATTTTAGTTCGATTTGATTTTATAGAATGATCTGCACCATCAACAACAGAAACAAATTTACTATATCTGAATTTTCCGTTAAATTTTTCCGTTTCCGATAAACTTATATAATCTTGTATAGATTGTAGTACTCTAGATTTTATTTCAATCGGAGTTAATGTGGTTACTTTTGTATCATAAAATATTGAACTTACAGCTTCAATATAAACAATTGAAGGATCTATAATGTCACATGTTACAGAACCGACCATATATGGTTTTAATTTTTTAACTATATCCTGTTTTGTAAAATTTGATAGTCTATTGCTATTTTTTGGTTTTATAACTATCTTTACTTTTCCATATTCAGGTGGTGATGCCTCTTCCCCGCCATAAACAATAATATCAGCTATAGCTGGATATATATTTCGAATAATCACACTGTAATCAGATGAAGTTACTGCTCGATTTTGAGCACCATAATTAAGAGGAGCATTATATTTAATACTTGAAACTGTCTCTATGTCTTCACCACCATCAGAAGCACTAATTGTCTGTAGATTAGTAATTGAAACAGAGTAATTAGAATTTCCTTGGTCGTCTTCTAAAATACCACTAAACGTAAAAACTCTTGAACCATTTGTTTCAGGACCACTTGTAATTAAATAAGATACTTCAATATATTCATTATGAACTAATTTTCTTCCTAAAATACCATCACCAAATACAATTTCATATCTTTCATCTTCAATTTCATTGATATAATAGATATTTGAATCTGGTGTTGCGGTTAAAATATTTTTAGCAGCATCATATAAAACATAACTAGTTGATCCTTGTGATGGAAATACTTTTACTACAATCGTATTTGTATCAACTGATGGGTTATCTATAATAAATCTTTGAAAATTTAATGAGGTATCAACTACATAAGAATTTGTTATTAAAGTACCTTCATAAATTGGAACATTTCTAAATTGAGCAACTCCCCCATTCACAACTTGTTTATAATCTGTAATTACCACATAATTATACATCTTCCCATCATATGTGGTTACAAATCCAGAACCTTTTTTTAAGGTAATTGTACTTGGTGATGATGAAGAAAAATTTGCATTAAAATCTACACTTGCTTTTGGTGCTGTAGTTGATTTGGGAATATAACCTAACTGCTTGGCAATCGTGACAACGTTATCTCTTAAAGTTGCTGAATCTAAAAATAATTCATTTACCACCATATTGGTGTTAAATGCTGTATAATAAGTATTATATGCAAGAACGTCTAATAAATGACTCCACGTAGATCCCTCAAAATCATAACCAGTAAAATCAGATTGTGATCTTAAATAATCTTTGAGTGCCGTTTTAATCTGTGTAAAATCCAGATTTGTGAGCTGTGTATAAGCCATTTAGCGGGTTCTCTCTAAAAAGAAACTAACATTTACTGGTAAATCTTCCCTACCATCAATTTCAAATTCTAAATCTACATCAAAACCATTGTCATCAAAATTTGGTAATGTTGTTAAAGATAAAATACGAATTCTTGGTTCGTATCTATTTAATGTATCGGTAATATAAGATTGAACTAATGATGCAGTACCGTAATCCAAAGCTTCAAATAAAAGTTCAGTAATTGAACTTCCAATATCAGAATTAAAGAATCTCTCTCCTTTATTTGTAAGAAGTAAATTGACTATTGATTGTTTAACATCAGCCTCATTCTTAACAACAATTAAATCGCCTGTAACAGGATGAGGCTTAAATGTTATACTGAGATCTTTAAAAGATTTGAAATTCGACACATTTAACCTAATTTATTTAAAATTATTTATGTTCCTTCTTCAAATCTTTCTACAAAATCATCAAATCCATTTTTACCACCACATTGTCTTTCCAAACGATTTTCTGGAATTGAATACTGTTTGTTTTTTCTGTTTTTACGCAATAAAACTTCGGATGATATCTCAGTAATTAATGTCATTCCAGAACTTCTAAATTCATCACTTTTATCTACTGGACTGATAGCCATATCTGTTTAACTCCTGTAAAATGGAAACAGAACTTTTTGAGGGGGTTTCTATCCCCATTGCTTCAGAGATGTGATACCACTATTTAACAAAAAAGGCGATACTCGAAAAAACTCGAATACCGCCATAACATTATTTACTAACCTTGCCCACGATACCTCTTACGTGCTCCATTACGACTTGAAGCAGAGTACTTTGTGTGCTTTCCACACCCTTGACGACTTTTCTTGGGTTTGGATTCAATTACTACTTTACTAGTTAGCGAAGGACGCTTTGCCATGTCTAATTACCTCAATGTACCTCAGTATTATACCACAAAAACCGTAGAAGATCCAGTGGCAATTCGAATGTTCGTCTCCGCCCTGAGAACGTCTCCCTGGACTGCAAGAGCCTTGCCATTGACGAATACCTTCGAGTTACTTGCAACCACCTTCCTGGGGCTTGTGCAGGGCGATGGTGGTGTTGTAGGAGTGTTACCAGGAGCTGGTTCCAAAATATCATCAGCAATCATCACAGATTTTCCATTTACCTTTACAGATCTCTCAGGACCAACACCAACTGGGGTGGGGGGAGTAATACAATCCCCTGTACCACCACTATCAGAACCTATGTAAATTGCTACTCCTTTCATAACTCTTGATTTTCTAGTTTTTTTATCCTACTGTCAATCTCGTTCAGATATTCGACAATATTTACATGATCTCCCCTCTCGGGTGGTCTGTACATTAATTCGAATGGTTCTGAAAGATTATTGACTGTCCTCTCTAAATCCTCTATCTTGTTCTGTAAGAAGATTAATGTCTCCTGTATTTGATTCATATCCATAACTAACTTTCTCCTGCCTTACAATGCCATCATAAATGGTCTCTACATTAATATTAGATGGAGCAGACCCTAGATAATGCTCTCCTGCAAGCATATCAATCGTATCTGCAAATTCATTGAAATTATCAAAAACTTGCTCCTTGATAACTCCATCCTTGGTCTTATAAGAAATTTTGTGGTCCATTGTATAAAAAAGGTTTTTTACTAAAAATTTTCTGGGAAATTTTTTTATTTCTTGGGGATTCCACTTTTGGAATTCCCTGTAATATTTAGAGGGCTTTGGGAAACGTTTATAGCTTAGAAAGAAGGTACTTTTTTGGCACACGCTTAACGTTAATTATTATTAACGTTAACATACGATTAACTGTTTATTCTTTATACTTTGCAATCGTAATTAGATGTTTATTCTTTATACCCGCAATTACGATTACACTGTTATTATAATCAACATCTAATCGTAATTACCTGTCTATTCTTTATACTGTGTAATTGTGATTAGCTGTTAATTGTTTATACTGTCTAATATTATTAAAATTCTATTATTTACAGTTTATACAATTATTAGAGAATATAAAGAATAACAAATAACATAGATTACATGATTATTGTAATACATGTGTAATCGTATGTGTATGTGTATTCTAATACATCTGTAATTACAATTAACTGTTAATTCTAATTACCCTGTAATCCTATGTTTTCTGTATATTAATACAATCACACATTTGGGGTGTTGTATAACAAACTCTAAAAAAGACAAAATAAAAAAGGGGCAGAATGTGCCCCCTCGAAAGTATTCTTATTTTTTCAATCTTCAGAAAATACGATCTCCTCAAGATCTCCAGATTTCCTCCATTTGTGATACAAACCCCCCAGCGATTGACCCAGGAGATCGGGTGATTTAATCACCTCAGTCAGGTAGGGAATTAGTCTATCTGAGCCCTTGAAAAGATAGGCTTTTTCAGTATTGCTCTGGAAGATGATTTCTACGAAATTCGAGTCAATCTCAACGTTGGCGATTGAGCTGGATTCGTCAACACTGAAGGAGCGGTAGATGGGAGCGGCGTTGATAACGAAGCTGGTCATGGGTTTGAGAAGAGAATGGGTTGGGGTGGGGGGCTGTGGTGCCCCCCGTTGCTCGCTATCCTACCACATCACAGGGCGCTGTTGCGATCCTGTGCCCACATCGCCAAACGCTTGGTGCTCGCCTTGGAGAACACCCGATCAGTCTGGGTGATGGCGCCATCGGCGTGGGTGACGCTGTGGCGGTTGGCAGCCTTGGCACATGCCTGGAGGGCACGGCGACCCTGGGAGCTGGTCTGGGCGAGGTTGAGCAGGAGGGTGGCACGGTGGGCACCGATCACCTGGGGGCGGTTGAGCAGGATCTGAGCCACCCGCTCGGCGTCACCCAGGAAGGCAGCGAAGCGGGAGGAGGGAATCAGCTTGACCATGGTTCTAGAGGGGCGGGGGGTGGTGGAGGTCTGTTCCCCTCGCTTGAACGTATCCTACAGCATCGGGGGCGCCTGTCGAGGGTCTGGGGACAGAATCGGGACACCTCACAGACTGGCACACGGCGACGGCTGGAGGGGCTGGGGGTCTGTAGCCTAGAGGGCGGGAGGGGAGGGAATCCCTAGGCACAAAAAAAGGGGGCAGTTGCCCCCAGGTGCCTCAGTGGCGGTCGCTGATGTGCCAGCGGTCGGCGGTGCCCCATCGGGGGGCGGGGACCAGACCTTGGCGGATCGCTTGGCGGTGTGTCTCCTCTGCTTGGAGGCGTTGGGCGAAGGATGCCATGGCGAGCTGGCAGGCGAGGTCTTGGCGGGCAGCTTCGTTGGTGATGAACATCGGGGCGGTTCCCTTGGTTGACTTGATCAGTATAGAGCCTAGAGGCGGGGGCTGTGATGCCCCCTTGTGCCACTATGCCAGGTGGGCAAACTGGGCGAGACTGCTGGGGGCGATGTGGGAGGGAGACCCGCAAGAGCGGTAAAAGTCTACCATACGCTCAGCCTCCTCCAGGGTGGGGAACCACTGGGAGCGCCATTCACAGGCGTTGTAGGGGGTCTGGTAGCGAACTTCGAT